AGAACCAAACCTTGCTCAACAAGGAGCAATACAAGCAGCAGGTGGTGGAGCAGCACACACTCACGATATTTTACAACCATATATAGTAGTCTATATGTGGAAACGCACAGCATAGGAGATTAATATGGCAAGAGGTAGAGGTTCATTAGGATTAGGAAAAAGAGGCTCTGGTAAAGCTGCGGGTGTTATGAATCCAAAATTTTTGAATAATCTTACACGACAAAGACAAGGAAGTTCTGGAGGGGGAATTAATTTAGGTTCTCTTTTAGGTGGTTTGTTTGGTGGTAAAAACATAGATTACGCCCAACAAGACTTTGAAAGACAACAACAGTTAATGGACAAGATGTATGAAATGAGTGCACCATATAGCACTTATGGAGTTACTGGTAGCAATGTTGTAGACCAAGATGGAAAAACAATTACATCTAGTTTATCTCCAGAATTACAAGCACAATATGATGCGTTACTAGGTCGTGCAGGTATGACTGCTGATAGAGTTGCACAATTATCTGGAAGTCCACAAGAATTACAACAAGCAATTTATCAAGAACAGCAAGCATTATTACAGCCATCACAAGACCAAGCTAGAGCACAATTAGATGAGCAACAAATAGCTAGAGGTATGCTAGGTTCTACTGGTGGTGGTCAACAAAGAAGTGCATTAGAAACAAGTATTGGTATGCAAAATCAACAAGCACTTGCTAATGCTTTACAAACATCACAATCTATATTGGATATGGAAAGAGGTAGACAATCAACAGATTTGTCTAATGCTCTTACTTTAGCAGGACAACCAAATAATATGTTAGCAGCAGGTGGACAATATGCTGCAGGTGCAAACATTACGGGAAGCGGAGTATCTGGTGCGTCAATTAATATTGCAAATCAACTAGCTACAAGAGATGCTACAAGAAATAAAGGTTTGTGGGATATGATGGGAATGAGTAATTCAGGTGGTAGTGGCGGATTGTTTGGTCAATTAGGCAATCTATTTAAATAAGGAGATAATATGGGTTTATTAGATACAGAGATTTTAAGCAACAGATTTGATGTAGAAAATTCTCTTAATAATTCTATGAATGAAAGAGCAATGGCTTTTGGTGCTTTAGATAGGACAGCGTATGCACCTATGACAGCAAGTACAGCATTACAAGGTGATATGCAAGGTCAAGCAATTGGTGGTATGTTAGGTGGTAGACAAATTGCAATGCAAAAACAAGATATTATTGATGACATAATGAGTCGTAACCCAGACCCTAGAACATCTACAGAATTAAGAAATGTAGCAAAAGAATTTGCTCAAGCTGGTTTAACAGATTATTCTTTTCAAATTACAGAAGTAGCTAATCAACTTTATAAAACTGAAATTGAAAAAAATACAAGTACAGATAAAGACTATTTAAATGTTGGTAAAACACTTAGTAATAATTTATTAACTAGACCAGTAGTTGAAGTTTATGCTAAACAATTGTATGGCTATACTGATGCTGATTGGGAAGAAGCTACACCAGTTGACATTAATAGAATGTTAAAAGATGCTAAATCAGAACTACAAGGTCAAATTGATAATTATGCTAATCGTTTAAGAATGGACAATATTAGTAAAACTGATATTAAAAAACTTATGAGTAACGATGCAACATTTACTCAAGATTTTTTCCAAGACTTAACACAATTTGGCAATACAGATATTGTAAACTTTTTACAATCTGTAGTTAAATTTGATACTACAGGTAATAAATCAACTATGGTAGTAAATCCAGAGTTCCGTACTGAATTAAGACCAAATGATATGGAATTAATAGATGATGCAGTTTTAGCACAATCTATAATAGATTTACAAAATACTAAAAAAATGTCAGAAATACAAAAAGAAAATCTTAGATTATTAGTAAAAGAACAAAGTAGACGAGGCGAAAGTAGTTTAAATAATGCTGATAGTAATACTATTGAAGCTAGAAGAACATATTTAAAATCACAACATTCACAACGAAACAATGAATCTAATGAAGCATATGAAGCTAGAATAAATAAGATGTTACAAGTAGAAGGTGCTTCTCAAACATCTATGAATAACTTTGGAGTTACAGATGATAATGTTAGTAGTTGGATTGTACCAACAGGAACATTAACATAACATGGCTTTTAAATTTATAGAAGGTGTTGGCATAGTAGCTATTGATTCTAATAAATCAAAGCCAGAACAAGAAGCTACAATTAAATACTATGAAACTATTGCACCTAAATATGAAGAATTAGGTGGATTTTTTGGTGGTTTTAATGACACAAAATCTATGATATTTAGATGGGGTCAAAAATTATCTGGTTCATCAGATGAAGAAAAAACTAGGTGGTTTGGAGAGCAAGTAGAACAATGGGGTGAAGCTGTTGGATATTATGACTCTGTTGCGTTAGCAAAATATCATGAAGATATGGAAAAATTACGACCTTTAACTGCGTTAGAAGAAGCAGATAGAGAGGCTAACAATGCAATTATGAAACAATTTGAATTAGATATGTATGATGCTTATGACAATAAAGAGGGCGACATATCTGATGTGCAACAAAGATATGGGTATTCAGCAGAAGATATAGGCACACTTTCTAGTCTTTGGGAGTTTGCAAAAATGGCAGTTAATGAGCCTAGTTATACATTAGGAACTGTATCTGGTATGGTTTTAAAAGACCCAGAGTTATTGTTATTGCAATTGTTAAGAGTTCCAGGCTCAACCGCAGCAGGTATGACTAAGCTAACAAATGCTGTTAATAGAGCAATAGGTATACAACCGACTTATACAAAAAGTTTTGTTAATATGATTGGTGCTCAAAGAACAAAAGCTGCTGTTGGAAGAGGTATTGAAGGTGCTACTTATGGCGGTGTTTATGAAGCATTACATGATTTAACTTTTAATGGTCATATAAAATCAGAAAATGTAGAAAGAGGTATTGCATTTGGTGCATTACTTGGTACTGGTTTTGGTGCTATATCAAAAAATACAGGTAAAAGTTGGCTTAGAGATAAGACTGAATCTTCACAAGCATTAAAAAATATTACTTTAATGCAAAGAACTTTTGGGCAATTAAAATGGCAAACACAAAAAAATGGAGATAGTGTTTTAACTTATGTATCTCCAAAAGGCAGAAGAAAAGATTGGAAAGTAGAGTTAGATAGAATTAAAACAGAAAGAGCAGCAACAGGTAGTGCTTCTGCTAAACCAAAAAAACCTACAAAACCAACAGAAGAACCTGTAATAGACCCTGATATTAATCCTGAATTTAGAACACCAGAAACAACACCAGCAGAAGTTTTATTGCCAACAGGTTTAGACAATTTATCAAGAGCATCTCGTTGGAGAGCAAGAGCAATTGAATTAGCTGAAAAAAGAACAAAAAAAGAAAAAGCTGATAATACAAGAGAAGATATAGAATACGCTATAGATTTAAAAGCAAAAAATCAAAAAGAATTTTTGAAAAGAAAATCAAGTAAAAAATATACAAAAGATGAAATTGAAGGATTAGCTTACAAAGAAGTAGCAAGAAAAGAAGAAGCTAAACTTAGTAAAACACAACGCAAAGTAGAACAAATTAAATCTACACAAGCTAAAGATTGGGGTAGTAATCGTGAAAAAAACTGGGGCAAAGAAGCTGTAGATAATAATGAAGTAGTAAGAGAAAATTCATCTTTTGATTATATGTTTGAACAAAGGATGAAAGGTTTGAAAAAACCTACAACAAAACAATATATAAAAGCAGGTGCTATTGGTGCAGGTGTAGGATATTTTATTGCTGACGAAGATAAAACACTTGGTGGTTTAATGGGGCTTGTAGGTGGTTTATTATTTAGAGGCAATGTTAAAGGTATAAATGTAGCACAAGCAAAATTAAGGGCAAGGGTATATAATGTAGCAGACCAAAGTATTGGTATACAAAAATCTCTTGAAATACAAGCAGGTAAAACTATGAATGTTTTACACAGAGTATTAAAGGGTAAAGATAATACTTTGAGTGATTTAGAATTTTTAGCTTTTATTGAAGATTATTCAAAGCCACCTAACAAAACAAAGTTTGGAAAAAAAGAAAGAGAATTGTTAAATAAAGAACATCAATTAGCAATTGATGCGTATAGAGATTTAATGATTAGATTTGAAAAAGCAGCTAAAGAAGTTGGTGTTTTAGATGACGCTCAATTTATACAAGATTATGTTACACATATATTTCGTAATAAAAAAATAGGTTCTGATAGTTATAAAAAATTTAAAATTGCTATGGGCAAAAAAGGTTCTTCATTAGATGATGCTTCCACATATGCTGAACCTAGAAAACTCGTAGGTAATATTAAAGATTTAGCTTCGGAGTTTCCAGATTTAGAAACAGATATATTTAAAATACTTGATGCTTATTCAAGGTCTATGGCAAAAGCTGTAGCTGGTAAAAACATTACAAAAGTGTTAGAAAATACAGCAGTTATGGATGGTACTGATGCTTTTAGCGTTATTATGAGTACAACTGAAAAAGGTGCTGAGTATGCTAGGTCAAAGATGGGATATAAAGTAAGTAATCATCCTGCTTTAAAAGATAAAATAGTACACCCTTTAGTTAAAAATGCTATTGATGATTTTTATGCACCAGAAATAGGAAGTGAAGGATTATTAAATAAAATATTGGTAGTAAATAACGCTATGAAACGACTAGCAGTTTCATTTTCTTTATTTCACGCACAGGCATTAGTACTATCTGGTATATATTCTGGTGTTGGTTCTGCTTATTTTACAAAATCAGGCAGAGCAAGAATGCAAAAAGTCCGTAAAATTATGGATGGACAATATGACTATCATACTGATGGCATGGGTGCTAAAGAAATTGCAAACATTAGTAGACCAACAAAAGGTGATTTTGTATATGGTGATGTTCTTAGAGAAATAGCACAAGAGGGTGTTGAAGTTGGTGTCAAGGCTAATGAGTTTGTAGATGCAGGTTATAATACTGTTCGTTCATTGTTAGAAAAATATGCACCTCCTATAGCAAAAGCACAAGCAGGAATTGATAAACTTACATGGGATATAGCACATGACCGATTAAAAGTTTTTACTTATTTAACAATGAAAGAAAGGTTAATGAGTTCTAAACCTAGAGGTATTGCAAAATTAGGTGATTGGAAACCACTAACTGAAGCTGAAGCTAGAAGAGTTGCATCTGAATTTACTAATGATGCTTATGGTGGACAAAGACATAGTAAGTTAGCAGTAGCATGGCAAAAAAAAGCTATTGAAAATTTTGATAACCCTAAAGGAAATTTATATAATTTGTTTGCTTTATGGACTACACCATCAAAAGCTAAGTTAAGTAACCTTGTGTTGTTTTCACCAGACTGGACAATATCAAACCTTAGGATTGGATTTAGAGGTTTGGGTATGACAAAAGATTTAGTCGGTAAAATAGCTAAAGGTAAAAAATTAACTCCTGTTGAAATGGGTGAGTGGAATTTGTATATGGGTTATATGGCTAGAGCATTTGTTTCTACATCGCTATTAGCTTGGATGGCACAAAATATTATGCAAGGTTTAGGATTTGGTGATGATAAAGAAGAATTAGACCTAAAAGATTTTTGGTTAACTGGTAGATTAAATATAGGTAATGGTGAAGAAATGGTTGTTTCTAAACAAATTGCAGAGCCAATGCATTGGCTTACTAACCCTATGCAAACTGGTTTAAACAAAACATCTACTATGCCTAAAATTGGTATGGAATTATTTTTAGGAAAAGAATATGTATCTGTTAAACACGGAACAGATGATAGAACTTTTTTTGCAGGTGGTACTGTTACTGGACCAACCTTAGAAAGAGGTAGCCCAAAAGATATGATGGGTTGGATGTTTGGAAAAGTAACACCTATATCGTTATCACAATTAACATATGCATATAGGAAAGATGAGGACATGGGTTATGCAGTTAAAAAATCCATGTTTGGTAGTATCGGTTATCCGATATATGGCACACGAGAAAACACAGGAGATTAATATGAACGCAGAACAGCAGATAGCTGATTTACAGGCACAAATAGAAACAGCAAAAGCTAAAATTGCCCAGCTTAAAGCTGGTATGCAAGAAGCAAAAGCAGAGGAAATGAAACAAAGAGTAGATAATGAGGAAGGAAATCTACAAGAAAGAAATACTGCTGACGCAATTGCAGCTTATGAAGCTGACAAAAGAAACGAGAGAGAGTTAAAAGGTGAAAGAAATGAGCAGGGAGATTTTGTTGAATCAGATGATAGCCCACTCGTAGTTAAAATTAAAGGCTCAGCAAAATCAGACATAGATAAAGATATGCGAACAGATGAAGAGTCTGCTAAAAGAAAATTTATGGGTGTTGAGCCAGTTGATTATGCAGATGAGATTGAAGGTCTTGAAGATTTAGAAGAAGGTGGAGGCAGAACATTTGCTGAAGAGGTAGAACCTTCTAAAAAGTCTAATGGTTTTAAAGCTGACAAAGGTGGTAACATGAGTGTTGATGAGAAAGATGATTTCTGGCAAACACAAGAAGGTTACGATAAAGCTATGGAAATGTATGGTGGTAAGCCTGCATTTGTTCCTGCCGAGCCAACTATGATATGGAATCCAGAAGAGCAGAAGTATGAAAAAATTAAAGAAGAAGATAAAGAACAGTTTGAAGATTTATCTACTCCTTCTATGTCTGCTGATATTAAAAAGTTGTTCGGTTAATATGGGAATGTTACAAGACGACAAAGAGGAAACTATAACTGCCCTACTCAGGGCAGGTTTTCCAGAAGATGTTATACCTGCAATTATGGGTAACATTGATGTCGAAACAGGTGGCTCATATAAGCACGATGAAGTAGAAAGGAATGGTACAGGGTATGGTCTATTTCAATTTACAGGTAGTCATCAAAGAGATTACTTTGATTGGTTAAAAGATTCTAATTTAAAAGATAACAAAGATAGTCAAGCTAAGTTTGTCTATGATAACATTTATGCTACAAAAGGCTATGGTAGAGAGTTAGGTTGGAGAGCAAGAAGTCAACTACAAACTATGATGGAAGAAGATATGACTGCTAATCCACACATAGCTAATCCAACTACACGCAAGGCAAAAATATTTTCTGATGTCTATGAAAGACCAAGTGTTCCTCATAATGATAGACGAATGTTAAGTGCTGAGGAGTGGGAAAAGATATATAAGTAACCTGTTTTCTTGGCACAAGTACAGGTAAACTTGCTCAAAAGGGGCTACAGTAAGACCCTCGCCTTGTTGATTGTACATACCCACATCAACTGTAGTTTTAACTTTTGCACTATAACCTCATGAAAGATGGAGGGAGTCATAGTGCTCAATGATGTACTCATTGTAAGGATTACCCCTCCTAAATTAAGTTACTGGTAATCTAAGTTTTTCTCTATCTAAGTTTGATACTGATAACTCCCCATTAAGAGCCATCAATTTAAGTAATGACGAGCGACTGATACCATATCTTTCTGCTTTAGCGTCTATAAACTTTAAATCTCTTTTGTTAATCTTGATATTAATCTGTTCTGTTGCTTCGTTCATTACTTTTCTCAATTAAATAATGCGTATTATATAACAGTATAGAGAATCTATTTAAAATATTTATAGTTTACATACACCATCTTCGCAGTCATCATCTGATGGTGCAGATATAATGTATTCGTTGGGTTTTAGTTTAGGTTTCTGAGGTTTAGATTCGCTGTTTAATAAGTTACCATGTTGGAATTGCTGTAGCAGGTTCTCATAACTTCTTACTTCGCATCTCTTCAGATATTTATTATAAGCCTCTTCAAACTTCAGACTTAATACTGATGCCCTGTAAGCATAATCTGTTGATAATGCCTCACATAGTTCTAACCTCGTCATTTCCATAAATCTCCTTATGTTTATAAAGTATGTAACCTTCTTCGCTATAGATTTTTTTTGCGAATAACTCTACTACTTGCTTGTCATCTATATAAACAATACCATTTAAAGAATCTAAGATTGCTTTGATGTAGTTATCAATGTCTGAATTGTTACTACAGTATGTATTGTTTAACTCTTCTCTTTTCTTTTTAGACCATGACTTTGGTATCATGATTCCAAACTCTAACTCCACACTAACTAGTTTTTCAGAGGGAGTTGTTTCCAACTCACTTGTTAGTGCTTCCATGTCTTTCTTAAATTTAGTGTACTTCTTGGGATAATAAGTAGACCAACGACTTACTCTTGGTCGACTAGCAGGTACAGGGTTTATCTTAAATGTCTGAGTACAAATCATATCTCAAAGACTCTAGCCTTTCAATTGCTATGGACAATAGAAATCTAATTTCCATATCTCTTGGCTCGTCTTGTTCTCTTGCTACTTCTAAAGCGTCTTGGATTCCTGTTCTAATTTCATCAATAGAAGATTCATGCTGATGTATATTCATTGTAAACTGCTATCTTATAATCTTGGTTATGAGGTAACTTGATGCCCCACTCACCCGAAAACATTTCAATCTCGCAAATGTAATCTATGAATTCCTCAATGTTCAACTCTCTCGTTGATGGTATCTGAGAAATTTGTTTGCCACCCTTAGTAGTGAATTCAATCTTAGGTAGGAATTTATCTGCCAATACTAAGTGCATTTCATTTTTAGAGTAGCCAACTTCCTTTGCTAGGATGTCAACCCAATACCAGTATAACCTATTCTGAGCGTCTGAACGCTTAGACTTTTGTATGGTCACTACTGCTTCATTAGTAGATGGGTTTTCAAGGAAGTAATCTTGGACTAGACTTTTAAAAACAGCTTCTTTTGGTTTGTCTTTCTGTATGGTTCTGCTAATCATTATAGCATACTGTTAATCTGTAGTTGAATATATTGCATGGCTTTTCTTAAGTCTTGTATTTGACCCTCGCCCTCATGCTTATACTGATACCTCGCAAGATACTTAATAGCATTCCCAATACAGAAGTTCATGTCTTGGGAAATGATAAAGTCAATAGGCTCTATCTCGCCTTTTGTATAATGCGAGGGATTAGTTATGTTGTCGTGTACTATATTAGCCACCAACCCAACCGAGTAGCAAAGCCACAACCACGATACCTAGAAATACTGTAAGGCTTTTGTTTGCTAGTACTTGTTCAATCATATCTTTCATATCTTACTCCTGTTATTAAAAAAGGGCATAGACTTCAAATGAGCACTAAATGAAGTGTAAAACAAACTATGCCCGAGAAGTATTATAACTTAATTAAGTTATCACGCAACAATAATTTTTGTGTTTTAAATACTGCTCGTGCTACCTGTAACTCAAGCCACTCTCTTTCAAGTGGCGGGTCTAACTGTCGTCTGCCATCTATAATATCATGACAACTAGCACAGGCATACATACCAAATAAGTCTGATACCTTAGTTCCCATGCCTCCTCCGTTCATGTGAGCATAAACTACTGTTTCATTTTCAGGCATACACCCCTCTAATCTAACTTGGCAAGGCATACCCCTTGCTGATTTTGTTATTTTACTTGTCATAAATGTTAATCTCCTCGTCTGAAAACTTAGAATACTCACCTTGAAATCTACATTTAACCCAACCAATCTGCCCCATTCTATTCTTGGCAACAATGATTTCAGCTAAACCTTTATCATCTGACTCTTCCTTGTTGTAATATTCATCACGATATACCATTATGATACAGTCTGCATCTTGCTCAATCTCACCACTCGAGCGTAAATCACTCATTAGAGGGCGTTTGTTTTCCCTCTGCTCTACCCCCCTACTCAATTGTGATAGTAGAATTATGGGTATGTCTAGTTCCTTAGACAGATATTTTAGTTCTCTAGTTATGTTACCTAGTTCTGATATCTCTCTGCCTTTGTCGTACTTCATAATCTGTAAGTAGTCAATTACAATACAGTCCAATCCTGTTTGACCATTCATTTGTCTAGCTTTAGACACTACATCATTTACTGTTATGTTTCCTTTGTCTAATATTGTCATGTTTTTTTCATTAGACTTAGCTAGTGCATCATAGAATCTTGTGTTCTCTGACTCTGATAGTTGATTCTTGTCTACTTTGTTTAGATTAATTTCTGTTTCACAAGCTACCATCTTCATCATCAACTGTACTTGTTGCATTTCTAATGAGTAGAACAAAACATTTTTGGTTTTAGATATGTTGTCTGCTATGTTAAGTGCAAGTGTACTCTTACCCATGCTTGGTCTACCCGCAAGAACAGTTAGTGTACCCCCTCTCATGCCTCCCAA